GGAGACTCCGCTTGAGGACTATGAGTTTGCCGACGATGGCAAACAGAAAGAGTTAATCCCTGGTGGTCTCGCTGGAGGCATGGGTGACGAAGAGTTTGATAAGAAGCAGATGCAGAAGGGCATTAGGGTCGAAAAGGAGCACACATCAGATCCTGATTTGGCAAAGGAGATCTCGAAGGACCATCTTGTTGAAAACGACAAATATTACGACTATCTGGAAGACATGGAAAAGAAGATAGACAAGGAGAAGAGGGCTGAGTTGGTCGCGCTCATTGTTGCGCATGCGAATGACGAGCGTTCCGCTAGGTCGGCGGAAAGGATTCTGCGCAGGCTTGCCAAGAAATGCGACAAGTGCGAGAGTCGGGAAGGAGTGTTTTCAAAGCATCCCGAGCTCAAGGACATCATTGACAACATCTGCACTTCCAGGGGCGGCCACATCGACGAGCCGGCGATCATGCAAATGCTAGGCTCGGGCAAGGTCAACGGAATCAAGTTTTCGGACACTGAGATGTCCAAATTGAAAGACTATGTCGAGAAGCGCCTGGAGACCGCAAGAACAGAGTCGGGGACAGGCGGCGAAAAGATTGATCCCACAGGCATGAGTTATGTGGTGTTTGTGGTCGGCGACGACGATGGCAATGACAAAGTGTTCAATGAACCCGGGAGCAGTAAATGAAAACAGGCAGCAATTGGGATCCAAACAATAGTTTTGACTTTCTGCGGCAGGAATTCATGAAGGTTGATCCCGTTTCATTCACGGAATCGTACCTGACGCTAGATGGAAAGCCCTTGCAGTTGACGGGCAATGGCTGGAAGTTTATTGCCGACATCTACAGGCACATCATATATTCCGCAATGACGGAGGATGGAAGACCCATTGTCATTGTGAAGGGGCGGCAGGTCGGTGCGACAACCATGGCCTCGGCCCTCGAACTCTATATGACGACCGGGGATATATATGGTCGCAATGGCATCCCGCCGGTGCGCGTGATGCACGCTTTTCCCCATCTTGAGAAGATGTACTCATTCTCCAAGGATAAGTTGGAGAAAATGATAAACGAGTCCCTTCCGGTGCAGGACTGGGATGATAAGAAGCAGCCTGGTAAGTCTAAGCCGTATGTGGAGATGCACAGGGACAGTCGGCGCGAATCGACATATTCGCTGCTGTACAAGCAGTTTAAGAATGGGAACACGCTGTGGTGTGACTCGGTGGGTACAGAGGGCACAAGGATTGTCGGTCGCACATTTGATGTCCTGTTTGCTGACGAGGTGCAGGAAATGGTCGAGACGGGCGTGTCCAAGACCATAAAGTGCCTCACGCGCGCTCAGCACGGCCCACAACCGGGTGGGGTACAGGTGTATTTCGGAACCCCAAGGCAGAAGGGGACATTTTTCCATCGCCTTTGGGAAAGTTCGGACCAGAGGCGTTACTATCTGTGCTGTGAGGAGTGCGGCAGATATTTCCTCCTCTATACCCCCGGATCTGACAAGTGGGAGAAGGAAATTTGGTTGTACGAAAATGTTGTAAAATGCCCCAGCTGTGGATGTGAACAGGATAAAATACAGGCAGTAGAGAACGGAAAATGGCTCCCGACACCCGGTCACGAAAATGCGAAATTTGTCGGATTTCATTTCAACCAACTGTTCATTCCTGAGTTCACCAAGGAAAAGATATTGAACGAGCGGCCCGAGAAAAATCCGCTCAATAGTGAGATCACATACAATACTGAAGTGTTGGGTGAGTTTCACAGCGGCGAGGGCATGCCGATAACCTTCGAGGAAATATACACCATGTGTCGCGACCAGGATCGTCTGATGGCATCGCGCATCGACCAGGGTGCCAAGACAACATATCTTGGGATCGACTGGGGAGGAAAGCCCGACATGGATGGTGTTACGCGCGGACAGTCTTTCTCCTGCGGGGTTGTGCTGTCCGTCGAACATGATGGTCGTTTCTCCATAGAGTTTGCCACCAAACTGAAAAGGGTGGATTTTGAGTCGAAAAAACGCTTCGTGGAAGATATGTTCAAACTGTACAATGTGCGCATGGCAATGGGCGACATCGGTTTTGCTGAAGACCTGTCGGGCGAACTGAAAAAGGTGTATGGCGACAAGTACAAGACCGTTAGGAACTCAAGTATGGTCTCGGGTGGCGTAAAATACAACAGGGACGAACTAGAAGTTGTCATAGACAAGGATAAATTAATAGGTGAGATGTTCGACCTTCTCCGGAAGGGGAACATACGTTTCCCGTGGGCAAGTTATGAATCGATTGCATGGCTGGTGAAGCATTGTTGTTCGATGGAAAGCAGGATCGTTAAACGACAAGACCAGCCGCATCAGACATTTGTAAAGGGCAAGGATCAGAACGACGGTTTAATGGCCCTCATGTATGCCTATCTTGCCTATAAGTTTGATAAAACGCGTGGATTCAAGATAAATCCGAACCTTCCAAGGGGGATGAGTTTTCCAAAGCCAGTACTGGCGTATATTCCGCGCAAATTTTAAAAGGTGCATTATGACATCAAGAAGAGTATCAAGGCCGCCAACAACTCAAGACACACTGCGTGTTCCTCGTACCGGCATCGGCGTCAGCGAATATCGTAAGGAGCGTTTGCAGGAAGAACTGCAGAACGGAACGGTTCATGAGGGTGCGAGTTATGAGCGTAGCCAACTGCGCAAGCAGGCTGCGGCCGGTTCCTCGTCGTTGCCCCCAGCCCTTGACAACCCGCCCTACAAGCGGGGAGAATGGAAGGAGGCGACCGATGGTGTAGTTATGGGTCGCGGTCGTAAAACGACCATGGTCAATGCGCAGGGTGGGAAACTCGCGCATGGAGCCATTGCGCACAGCGAATCCTACATGAAGCGCGAGTTGTACAAGCAGGCGTCTTCCATTGGTGTGGGATCTGTTGGCTCCACCGGATCGGTAGGTAATGTAGGAGCCGGGGTAGAAAGGCTGGCCCCGGAGGTCTATTCGCCGTTGTTTGTCATGGCAAATCTGAATTTGCCGCGCGACCGTATTACAGTCAATGCCTGGGTTCGTAACTATTTTCAACTGTGCCCCTATGTGAGGAACGGAATCACATTGCACGCCACCTACCCCATCAGTAAGTTGAACCTGAAGTGCCATGACAAGAAGGTCCTGCAGTTTTTCGAGGACATGATCGAAGAGATGGGAATGATAGAAACCCTCGGCGATGTGTCTCTTGAATACTGGAAAATCGGCGAGACATTTCCTTATGCCGAACTTGACGAGGCTACTGGCAAGTGGTCGCGCATCGTGATCCAGAATCCAGACTATGTACATGTCAAGAAGACAGTGCTTTCCGGCGATCCCATTATTTCGCTGCGTCCGGATGCAACGCTACAGAGACTTGTTTCGAGCAGCAATCCTGCCGACATACACCTGAGACAGCAGATCCCAGAAAAGGTGCTGTACCACGTGCGGAATGGTCAGGACATTCCGCTCGACAACTTCAACGTGTCGCACCTCAAGATGCTTGCGAGTCCGTACGACGTGCGCGGCACTAGCATCATCGTGTCTGCATTCAAAGACCTAATGCTGTTCGACAAGATTAGAGAGTGTTTTCCAGTAGTTAGCGAAGTTCTCACTGCAAATGGATTCAAGCATTATGATGAAATCGGACCAGAAGACAGGCTTGCGACGTTTAATCCAGAAACCAATGCGCTTGAGTTTCAGCATTACACTGCCAGAATAAAGAAGTGGCACGATGGAGATGTCTATCATTTCCATGGCAAAAAAGTCGATGTTGTGACTACCCCTGGGCATCGTATGTGGATGGCTCAAAGCAAATCGCATGGTGGAGGATATCATGATTTTGGATTCATTGAAGCTAAGGATGTAAAAAAAGGATATTTTTACAAAATGCGTTGTGTTGTCGGATGGAAGGGAAAGGACATTGAAGAAGTTGATGTCCTTGGACACAGAATACCATCAGAGACATATATGAAGATTCTTGGACATTTGGTTGCTGAAGGAAGTATTTTTTATAAATCAGAGACATATCAATATAAGGTAGCAATTAATCAGTGCCTGGATCAGGATAGTACAATTTTTGAATCCGTACGCTCCTCAATGGAGAATCTTGCACAATTTTGTGAAAAGCATCTGGGAATATATGATTATGTAAACACTAAGGGTTTTTCAACAAATGGGCATTCGCACATGCGAGATTGGCGCATTCGTGATAAAACTCTTGCCGCACATTTCGCAAGCGAAATCGGAACCAACAGCCACAATAAGCATCTTCCGCAATGGGTGAAGGAATTATCCCCCCGGTTGCTGCGCATCTTGCTTGATGCTGCCGCGGAGGGTGATGGTACGATCAAGCCCAGCAAATTTGGTACAGATTCTGTTGGTGTAAGATACACCACCATGTCGAAGCAGCTTGCTGATGATATTCAGGAGATTGCGTTCAAGTGCGGCTATGCTCCGATTGTTAGGCGAAGCCAGAACGGGCAGGGCAAATGGTACTGGGCGGTTGACTGGTCCAACACAACCTATGGTCATTTTCCCACTGTCTATGGAAACAGGAAAGACAAGGGAAATGGTGGGGGCGGCACGTTTGATGTGGAGCATTATTCTGGAGAGGTGTTCTGTTTTGAGGTGCCTAATAGTTTGCTTGTGGTTCGGCACAATGGTCACATTTCGATCCAGGGAAATTGTAAGTTCGCCCAGGCGGACAGCCTCATCAATCCTATAACGATTATTACTGTCGGCGGAAGTGCGGACGGTGACTACATGGCGACGCAAGAGGACATTGACTACTTCAAAAATCTGTTTGAGGAGGCGCAGTATGACAAAGATTTCAAGGTGATCACGCATGCCGGCATGGATGTGAAGCGTGTCGGCGCCACCGGTGCAGTTCTTGAGGTAAATGAGGATTTCAACTTCATTGTAAAGAACATCTACACCGCGCTGATGATCCCGCCCGCCGTCATAGACCAGGAAAGTTCCGTGTACGCTTCCGCCTCGATCGGCCTGGAGGTTCTGCGTCAGCGTTACTTTAACTTCAGAGCGATCATGGCGCGCTGGCTGGTGAACAAGATCTTTGCGCCCATCAGCGACATACAGGGCTACTATGAGTACAAGGAAGGCGTGAAGCGCCTGATAGTGCCCGAAGTTGAATGGAACCAGATGAATCTGTATGACCTGCAAGATTACATTGAAAATATCACTGGCTTGGTGAGTGCAAAGCAGGCTTCGCTGCAGACGCTGTATAGGAGTCTTGGTTTGAATTATCAGGAGGAGAGGATTCATATGCGCCAGGAAGCCATCGATGATGAACTTAAGAGGAAGGAGGCGCAGGTACTTGCGACGATGACTTTGGGCGAGTTGCGCAGCCTGGATCCCGAAAAGGACATCTTGGAGCCCGTAGATGAGAGGGGTGCTCGTGAGGCTCCGCCGGAAGCCGGAGCGCCTCTTGGCGGTCCCGAACTTGGAATGCCTGGCGGTCCCCCGCCTGGTGGTGGCGGGCTTCCTGGCGGCATGCCGGAACTGGCTCCGCCTCCTGGGGGCGAACTAATGCCTCCTGGTGGTGCCGGGGCTCCTCCGGGAGGTGGGGCAACTCCTCCGCTTGGACCGGGACCCGGTCCTGTTGGTCCGGGGATGGCGCCTGGTGGCGCGCCTCCGGGACCATAGGTGACACATGAATCGGGATGATATTGAGTTTCGCAAAAACTGTCAATTGTATCACAATGAGATAAGGCGCCTTTTGCGCGCCGGCAAGCACGAGGATGCGCATCTTATCATGCGCAAGGCTGAGGCGTACCTGAAGCAGTGGGAGGATTATCTGAGATCCGTCAGGTTCCGCATAGGAATGCTGAAATCGCTGCTCATCAGATCTGCCGTGGAGGAAAGGACGGTTGTCAAGCGAGGTCGCAAGAAAGAAGAGCCATAGGCTGGAGGCAAATACAATGACCGATACTAACAACATCCCTGCAGTCCCATCCATTGAGGAGGCGGCCATTCTGGCAGACATCCTGGATAGAGCCGGACTGTTCGAGGAGGCGGAACTGCTTGACGGTTTCCTAAAGAAAGCGTCCGCCGCCGGTTCGGACATGGTCAGGGTGGCAGGATTCTGGTCCGACACATGGGAGAGGATGAAGGGTCGGACCAAGCGCGTCTTTTTCAAAGAGTATAGGGAAGCGCACGATGTGGCAAAAAATGTGCAGGCGCAACTTGATAGTAGGTTTGATGATTTGCGCAAGCGGTATGACCAGTTGAAACATCAATTGAAAACATACCAACTACCCGACTGGTATGTCAATACTTCCGCACTACAGGAACTCGGCGGCGACAAATTGCTTGATGAAAGCGGTTTCCGTGATACCTATGGCAGGTTTATGGGTCGGCTGTTCAGTGGCGGCGCACCGTCTGCGGAAAGTGACGGTCGTCCTGAAGTTGGGAAAGTTTGGCCTTCTAAAGAGGAGGGAGAAACCGGTGATATAGGGGAATGGAATGTCATAGGTGACAAGAAACTTGGTAGCATAGAGTTGCATTTTGAGGGCGACTTGGCGCGCATAAAGCGCGATTTCTGGAATAGATGGTCAAAATCCCATCAGTTTAAACGCATTGTCGATCCGGAAGGTGAGGGGAGGGAATTATTTATGGTCAATGTGGGTGCGAGCGGTAAGGCACCTGCCAACTTGCAGGCACATTTGGGCGAGGATACCATTTGGGAAAGGGCGAAGGATATGGATGACAAGGAATGGGTCTATGTGCACAAGATTAGCGGTAAGACTCCGAAGTTGGAGGCTGCTCCCTCATCAAAGGAGCATACGGAAAAGGGTCTTGAGCGGGAGCCCAAATTGCCAGTGGTGGAACTTGGCAAAACTCCTGCTAGTGGGATGGAGGCGGCCCCCTCCTCTGCGGGAACTGTTGCTCCTCTTCCTGCTGCTCCTGCCATTCCGGCTGCGGGAATTCCTGCCGCCCCGGAAATGGTGAGATCGCCCGCGGGACTGGATGAGGCAGAGACCAAACGGACCGAGAAACTGGTGGAAGAGGGTCCCAAGCCGGTTACCGGGATTCCCGAAGGTACGCAATGGATTCAGTATGTTGCTGGAAGATATGCGAACAAGTTCTACCCTGTTGAGCGTTTCAGGCGCGATAGGCATAGAAAGGTAGTTGATGAAGAATTGATTAAGAAACGTACCACTGCATGGGTATTGAGTGGAGGAAAGGGGAGGG